AGTCCGCTTTGCTTTAAATAAATATCTATCTTTCATTTTCATCCTCCAATCTCATACCACAATAAGGACAATATTTTATACCATGAAGCACATTTCCAAATTGTATATACCATCCTTTTTTATCATCCGAATACTGATATTTCACAACACTAGCAAACTTACAGTTTTTTAGATGTTTACAATTATGCTCTTTCATAAATTCTAAATTGTTACTCATAATTACTCCTTTCCCGGCTTTTCACACCGCTCAAATTCAACTACCCATACATAAGGATTTGCGTTCCAGCCATGAATGTGTTTGTCAGTTTTCTTGATAGTGGATTCCCAGATTTCGGCAAATCGTTCTACTGCTGTCCGTCTCATTTTTTCTTCCCAGCCAACGTTTTTGCCATTCTTCCAGTTTGCACCCTCTGCTTTTGCTCCATCATCGGTGATATCCTGCAACCGCTCCACACGCACATCTGTAACCTTTAGAAAAATTCGAGCAGCTTCTTTCGGCATGTGGATGGACGGATGCCATGTGCAAAAGAAATTATTATCATCAGCCTTGTAATAATATTTTTCTTTTTCATCCCCATAAGAACCCTTGCACCATGTCTCACGAACATACAGAATGTCTCCCGGTTGGTATGGTGGAATATAAGGACAGAGCCTTTCATTCCCCCGAGGTTTTGTGATATAACCATTTGGGTGTACCTCAAATGGCTGTTTTAATACTATTCGTGTACAAGTCTTTCTTCCTTCCAAAAGAGCCATTACCATTTCTGTGTTGAATAGAATTGGTCTAATCTTCATAATTATTCCTCGCTTTCTTTCAAATTTTCGACTTCTTCCTCTGTTGCTTCTCCGTCAATCGTTTCGGTGCGATATTTCCAACCGGCTTGATAACCATACATTGTGAATTTCTTTCCACAATTATCACAAGTGTACTCGTTGGTATCTTCGGTATAGCAATCAACACAATCACCGCCTATGTATGTTTCTTCATAAGACGGCTCATATTCTTCGCCACAATAAGGGCAGATGATATTCTCGTCATCTTCATAATTCCAATAACTACTGCTCATATTTCCTCCTATTCTGCTTCTGATTGAAGCCAATCTTCCCACTCGCCGTGTTCTTCTTCGCTCGGAAATTCATGTTCCATCCACTGATAATCTGATTTTACTTTGCAAAGGAACTCTGCCAACTCTTCATCCGACATATTCCTTATCCTGTCTGCGTTAGTCATTGTTATCACCTCCAATTTCTATAGTCAGCAACTTTTCAGCCTTTGGATTGCCTAGTTTCAATTCTTTGATTTGAAATCTATACTTATAGGCATCCTTTCCAATCTTTTCAAATAATTTCTTTCTTGCTTTTGTTTTGCTTGGTTCGCAGATACCAAATTGAAATTCTTTCTTTTTGGTATTCCAGACACCATAGCGTTTCTTACGATTCATTCAGCACCTCTCAATTCTTTATTGTCTATACCAATGTTTTTTCCCATCTGAAAACTCCACTTCGATTTTGCGTGGTAAATTGAGATGTGCATTATATCTAGCGTCTGTGATTTTAACGCATTTGAGATGTTCTTTTTCGCACTTTAAAGCATCTGCCTTTTCACGATAATCGGTATGGCAAATATCACAAGTATATAATTCTTTCTTAGTCATTTTTTCCACCTCTCAATTCTTTTAAATATTTCTTGCGCTCTCGTCTAAACTTCTTGGAATACTTAGTTAGAATTTCGTTGATAGCTATTTCGTTGACTTGTGACTGCCCTATTGGGTCAACAACATACCAATTTTCTGGTAACAAATATTGAATAATAAAATGACGAAACTCTGCATCACTCATTCCAACACCATAGATGTTTTCTTTATCTTTTCTTACTGAATATTTCTCTTTGAAAAACTCACTAATTGTCATTCCATACCTCTCAATTCTTTCAGTTTTGCTTCGGATTCTCCTAACTCCATTCCTGCAAGACATCCACTAGCGTATGCTTCCTCATAACATCTATCTATTGCCGTATAAAATTCATCACAAAACAATTCAGTAAGAGGGCATTCCGAACACTTGTAATTTTCATGGTGGCATTTAGTTCTTGTGTGCACACACTCTCTATATTCCGTTTCTTCGACTTTTTCCGGCAACTTGATAAGTCTGCCCTGTTCTTCCAAAGATTGATATTCTTTTAACTGCATAAGCCATTCTGCTAACTGTTTGCAGTCTTTTGAGCTTTTAAGGCAGGCATCACGCATAGGATTCCCGTTTTCAAGAAAATCTGCATGATATTCATGCACTCTTGCTTTTTCCTCTGCGTTTTCAATTAATTCATCAATTTTCATCCAATCACTTCCTTTCTTAAATAATCCATATATCCCTTTGATACGCTTAACACATAGATAGAAATTGCATTTGTCATTCTTTGCAAGAAATCATCATCTTCCTTGTAATCTTCGTATGACTTGAAAACAACTTCTTGAATCTGTGCGTATTGTGCTTTGCCTTGGCTGTTAATATAAGAAGTTAAATCCATGACCTTTCCAGTTTTTATTTTTGATTCTAGGTACTGCGTCAATTCAATTTGACCGTTAATCTGTTCCAATATCATCACCTGCTATCTATGTTTGATTTAAACAACTTTTCCACATATAAGTCCATTGAATGGCACAACTTAACGCAATTTCCGTGCGACGCATGATTTTTCCATGCATTGTATTTCTCATAAAATTTTGTTTCAGTCATTCTTTCGGACTTAACGAGTTTTACCCACTTTCTTATCTTTTTACGGATTTTTCGCTTATTTTCACCTTTTATCCTGCGTATATACTTTCCATCCTTAGTTATGTAGTGGTGGAACCCCAGAAATGGTATTCCACACTTAAACGGAACAATTTGCGTTTTGCCGTTTAGCGTCAAACCAAGGCTTTCTACAAATTGATTTATGCAATCAAGACACCATTTCAAATATTCCTTGTCGTGGTGTATCAAATAGAAATCATCCATATATCTTCCATAAAGATTGATTTCAAGTTCGCCAGTAACCATATGGTCTAATCCATCAAGCATAAGCAAAGCATATATTTGAGCCACTTGATTTCCTAATGGCACTCCAATACCATCTGTGCTATCAATAAGCAAATGGTTAAGCCACATTGTGTAACTGTCCGGAAAGTAATAGTCAACTATATCTTTTAATATCTCGTGGTCGATACTATAAAAGAATTTAGTTACGTCACATCTCGAAATCCATCCATCTAACTTGTGTTTTTGGTAAAACTCTAACATCTGTTTTTTCAGACAATCCATGCCGAACAATGTTCCTTTGTTTTTCTGCCCGGCATAGTTTGTCTTGATAAACTGGCTTTCCAGTCTTGGATGTAAAATCGTATCAGATAAGCAATGTTGAACAACCTTATCCTTAAACGAACAAGAACGTATCAATCGTTCTTTAGGCTCGTAGACCTTAAATTCGTTATATGGATTCATCTTGTAGGTTTTGTTTTTCAACTGCTCTAGCAAGATATGAACGCCATCCAGGCTCATTGTTTGGAATCTAGCACAACTTTCATTGCGCCTTTTACCTGCCTTAGCACGTTTATAAGCGTTATAAAGGTTCTCAAAATTGCATATAATACTTTTATCATCCATAATAAAAACTCCTTTGTATTTATCCTTTTAGGAAAGGTCATGTGCTTTTCTGTATCTTTCTCTGATTTCGGCTTAATGCCTACTCTAACTGTCTGTTTGTCACAGAATGGGCGCACGCCGCTGTTGTTGTTGCAATTGTTGTTGTTGATGTTGCCGGACGGCGAAACAACCGATTAAGCAGCGCATAACCTATGATTTTATCTTTCTTTGTCTTTTGTTCTCCATGCGATTGCCATATGCTTTACATCGCAAACCATTTTCGACCAATGACCGACACATTTTATGTTGATTAGTCCTAAACTGTTTGATAACTCTATGTAATACAAGAGTTCATCGCAATGTGTTATTGCTCTTGTCTGCAACTCTAATCGTTCTCTCTTGTATGCTTTTATATCCGTCCTATTTGCTTCAAGCAAACATTCGTAGATTTCAAGCGACTTATTCTGCATCTTGTCCACAAGAGAAAATCTAAATTTCTTTGGATAGTGGTTACAATCCGCTGTCTTTAGCAAAGTGTGCTTTGCTAAATCTTTTGCTTTTAGAATTACAGTAAGTTCTTTACTTGCCATTATCATCACTCCGATTCAAAGAGATTAGGTGAAAAGATACAAAGCGGGCGCACGCCGCTGCAGTTGTAGCAATAGTTGTCGAAGATGAAGCCGGACGGCGAAACAACTACAATAGCATACTTAAACCCTCTTTCAGCAGTAGACCACGGTGTAATTGTCCAATAGTAATCTGTCAAATCTTCATTCACAAGCAAATCATTGTATTCTCTCGCTTCATCAAAAGTAATAGGGCGAACCTCGCAAATACAATCATTAAACTCGTTCTGATTATCAACACTCGTCAATGCTACGGAATGTTCAACAAGGTTTCCGGCACCGACATTCTCCAAAATGATAGGTCTGATTTCCTTTTCAATATACCGTTTCAAAGCAGATTTATTGTAATCTCTTGTATCTCCATCAAACCGGACATTCTCTGCCATAAGGTTTTTGTAGATTACGTTTGTCATGCCATAACTCTGTTCCAAAACAATAAATTCATGTTCTCCAATCATGAATGTTTCGCCCGGTTTCAATGAGCTCAAAACAACCTTTTCCTTTTTCTCTTCGCTCTTCAAAATTTCAAGAGCCTTTTCAACTAATTTAATTGCTTCTTTCATTTCAATACCTCCGTTGATTTCGATTTTTTACTGCGACTTTGCACATCATTAAATATTGCAAAAATAATCTCATGCGATAATTTAGTTGCGTATTTTTCTCCGATTGCAATGCCAGTTTCCGTAAACTCTTTCCACCAAGAATCATCATCTTCCGGGTAGTAATATTTCTTACGCCAATTCCAAATATCAGTCCACATATGCTGTTCTTCTGGAATCTGCGATGCATTTACGCTTCCCATGCAAACACCACCTAACTAAATATTGAATTATCGTAGTCCTCAACAAATCCACCGCTTTCGTTATCCCAACCAAGACAAATATTCAAATCATCGTGGTCTCCGTAGATTCGTTTGGACTTTTCATCGTAGTGTACTTTCCAACCTCTGTATGAAGTTCTTCCAAATACACGATTTTTAGTAACCGAAATTATTCTCGGATAATTTTCCATCGTATTCTCATCTTTATTTACGTTATAGTGAATAATCACTCCTGCTGAATTGACAATATCGGAATCGCCACGAATCGAATCGTCCATATCTTCATCATCAATTCCACTATCTTTTCTCTTGTGAGCCACTAAGATAATACAAACATTGTAAAATCTAGCCATATCCTCTAGTGCGTTTGAAACTTCGCTCTGTGCTTCTAACTTACTTCCCTTAACTCTCGTTTTGTTTATCATTGTCATTAAATTATCAATCACAATAACTCTTACATTTTGGCTTACTATCATACGTTCAATCGTATTTAGCAAGTCAGTATCTTCATCCTTAACCATAGTGCGGTCGTAAAGCATACATTTCCCACGATACCACTCTACAATCTTATCTTTCGCAGATTTGCGAACGTAACGCTTTACATAATCTTTCCTATCTTCTTCCACTACATTTGCCGGTCCAGCAATTTGAAAATCAATCGCATTCTTAAAAAGATAATTTGGCATTTCCCCGGAATATACAAAAACATTGTCACCTTTGTTTAATGCTCTTGTTATAATCTGCCCTACAAAAGTTGATTTTCCTTTTCCTGATTTTCCAGTAACGATGGTAACAACACCGAATGGGATTCCTCCGCAAAGCAAGTTGTCTACATCCGCAATACCGGTCGGTATCTTTTCAATACTGTATGGGTCAAGTTCCTTTACATCTGCCAAATCAATCACATTGTCGATTGGCAGCCTAACCGATTCTTCAACGCATTTTCTAACCTGCTCTGCTCCATATTTGAGAAGTATCTCGTTTGCGTCCTTGCAGTCTTTGTAATTGTCCTCTCTGACGTGTTCTACACGGTCTTTTAGACGTTTTGCAAGTTCATCCAACAAAGATATTGAGCCTTTCTCAAAATCTCCAAAAACTATGATTTTTTTCCATTTGCAAAGCCAATCCCAACAATAGGGAATCCATGTAAAACCTTTGGCACCGGTTGGAACAGACACTGCGTTTGGTACGCCTGCCGTAGCAACTGCTAATGAATCGCAATTACCGCTTACGCTTATCCTGCCGTTTTGTCTAACAAGTATCATGCCTGTATCAACCGAAACACAATAAACTCTTTGGTCTACTTCCTCAAACCTTTTATGAGTTTCAAAGCTCTGTGTACTCACATAACTTTTTCCCAAAAGAACCGATACTTTGTAGCAATAGCTTTTTATAAAATTACCGTTTCCGCCATTTTGCTTCGTCATTATCGTTGACATATAGCCACAAGACGATGCTATAAGTTGCATTACGTCAGCATTGTGTTTTAATATCGTTGAATACTCGTATTGATTTCTTCCTTTTACCTTATTTCCATCCCACTTTACCATTTCCTCAATTATGAATTTCTTCTGTTTAACGCTTGTTCCAGTAGCAAATCCATACGGTAAGTATTTGGATGTAAGCCAATCCGGACAATGAAAGCATATCGAATCATAGTTACGTGAATCCTTGTTGCACGAGTATGTAATATTTAATCTTTCCAAGATTTCTTTTAATCTCTTTGATTTTCGCTCTAATGCTATTGAGATTCTTACATACCTATCTGTTTTTGCTTTTATCTTTCCAGTGTTTTTTCTGTAGTCAATTGTTCCATCGGCACTTATGGCTATATACAAGGCAAACATTTCATCTGTCCAATCCTTGTATTCTTCCAAATCAATACTTACAGTAGTTGGAATCTTATATCCTGCACTTATCTTTTCTCCTGCTTTTTTCTTTACTACTTTCCCTTTTTGGTTCAGAAGTACAAGGTTATGGTCGTCCGTGGTGTACGTTTCATAATTTCCACCAATTTCACACCTAACCATCTTTCCGATGTGTCTCTTGATTATTAGTCTTTTTGGTCTTATAAACGTACCATTCATTTTCTCATCTACTTGCAATACGTTTTGACCGGAATAATTTTCAAAAGAAACCCATCCATCCGGAGTTAATATTTCAGCTTTTCCATCAAAGCACTGCCCCTCTGTGAGTACAAGCGTATCAAAACTATCATCACATTGTTTCATTCCAAATAATATCGGTTTTGTGCTTGCTTCGCACCACTCCTTGTTGGCGTCCTTTGCCTTGTCAAAATCCGTTTTTCTGTACTTGACAAATTGCAGTACACCTTCTTCGTCATAGAACGGAAATACAAGAATGTTTGGATGGCTAGTCTGTACGGTAATTTCGTACTTTTTGGCAACTTCTTCGGATATACCACGGCTTTCCAAATACTGAATCGCTTCCGGCTTTGGTTTAATTGCTTCTTTTGGTTGCTTCAACCGCTTGTATCTTTTCTTTGGACGGTAATACTCGTCAACCTCGTTGCCAAGAGAAAAATCAAAATCCTTTGAAAGCGTTACCATATTGCCGGAGATTCCACAACTTGCTCTTAAACACTTAAATTGTCCAGTTTTAAGGTTTATCGAAAAGGTACGAACATTTCCCCTTGTGGCTCTTGGCTTGCAATAAGGGCAAGTCTTAAAAAACAGTTCGCCACCGTGTTCCTTAACCTCAATTCCAACATGACGAGCAAAGTTGTAAGCATCATCCGGATTAAACTCGTAAACTTTATATCGCATTACCAGTCAGCACCTACTTCCTCTTCCTCAACTTCCGGAACAACTTCTTCCGGCTCTGCTCTAGGTTTCAAAATCTTTGGAGCATTTTGAAGATAACTCTCAAACTTCGTTCCAAACAAAGTTTCGGGCCGCAAATACTCTTTCATCTTCTCGTCTGATTTCCAATCGTTACATTTACTGTCTATTACACGTTGAAAATCTTCCAAAGTGAATTTTTCTTTAAGCCTTGCATTGATAAGGTTTTGTGTCTTTTTGGTACTGTATCTGTAACTTGCACCAGTTTTTTCGTTCAAGTAATCAATAATTTCTTTCGCCAAAGAAGTGTCCGTCGTGCTCTGCTCGACAATATCACTTTTCTTTTCTTCTCTTACCTTATCTTCTCTATGCTCCACTTTGTTATCAGTTTGGTTACAATTCGTTTCCAAGTCGTTATCTGTACGTTTTACTTCCGTATAGTTCTTGTTGTCACTCTTGCTACAATTCGGGTACATCTTGCCACATTTTAAGGTGACTCTCGACCTTTCATCTGTATACAGTGTTGGCGTGTACCGGTCCTTTGCAATTGAGTTGTGCAGAAACCAATGTTTGATAAGTACCACGTTAGAGTTTTCAAACGTGAGTATGTATCTCTTCCTTTCAAGGATTTCAAGGTCTTTTGGAGTTGCCTGGCATTCTCTTACAATTCGGTTTGGAGCATCTACAAATCCATCATCATCGGCTCTCATGCACAGATGAAAAAACAATCCTTGTGCAGTTAATGGCATGTCCAAAAACACATCCGAACTAATCAATTTTCTTGAAAACATCCGCTTGTCAGCCATTCGTTTCAACTCCTTTGCTTAATAATTCAACAACTTTTTCTCCTGCATTTCTTGGCGAACAAAAAACAAACTTAACGCCGTATTTCTTCTCCATAGTAATCATTGCCTTTGCCAACGTAGAACCGGCGGTAGGTCTTGCTTTTGGCAATTTTGTTGTTCCCCATTTACCAATCCGGTGCATATAAGCAATTTTGTTATATCGGTGAAGTCGTGGATTGTTCCACTTAAAAACATCTTCAATGGATTTGATTCCATCTTCGTTTTCTACCAATACATAAAGTTTGATTCCGTTGTTTTGAGCAAGAATACACTCATCACGAAATCTTCCATGCTGACGTCCGCAGATGTTTCCTACAATCTCCTGCATATCTTTCTTAGTATCTACAGATACATCATAAGTTCCAAGGAAATCCATCTTTTTAACTTTCATTCCCCTATCTTCCTTACGTGAAATAACATCAATAGATTTCTCGTTAGCAATTATGTAATCACCAACCGGAAGCGGCACTCTTTTAACCTCAATGTTGGAATTGCTCCAGTAATGATGTTTTTTCAAATGCTTTCCGCTCTGCTGCCCCTCATCTTCAAAAATAACCATCTAAATCACTTCCTTTCTGCTTATTATTTGGCGGTCACGCTTGGCAACCGCCATAGGCTCTAGTTAAAAGGTAATCCATCCTCAATACCATCCGGAATGTTCATAAAATCATCATTTCCAGTGTTATCATCTTTTTTTTGATTCTGTTCTGCCGTTGCCTTGCTTTCAGCAAATTCGCAATTATCAACAAGGCAATCGTTTGTATATACCTTGTTTCCATACTTATTGGTGTAACTTCCAGTCTGCCAACTGCCATCAACCGCCAACTTTGTTCCTTTTTTACAATATTTTTCAACAAATTCAGCCGTTTTTCTAAAGCAAATACAACTTATAAAATCAGCCGTAGGTTGATTGTCTATTTTAAATCTACGGTCTACCGCAAGAGTAAATCTTGCTACTGCCATTGAATTTTCTCCCTGCGTGTATCTGATTTCTGGGTCTATTGTTAATCTGCCAATTAAAATTACTTTGTTAATAAGTCATTCCACCTTTCTAAAAAGGGCAAAGGTTAAAATCAACCTCTAAACCGTTCTCTGCAACATAAACTTCTGTGTCATATTTAAGCGTTTCTACCACCTTTTGTTTGAAAAGTGTTGGATTTCCGCTTTTATCTGATAAGTGTATTAGCACGACATTTCGCAATGCCGGATTATCGTTAGTAGATATGAATTTAAGTGCCGTATCAAGGCTCATGTGACCTCGTAGACGGTGTTCATAGTTCGGTTCGTTACGGTCAACAAATTCCATCGAGTAGTTACATTCACACATGACGTGTTCTACCTGCAATCCAGAGAAGTTATACTTGCAATATTCCAAGTCTGTTAAAAACAGTAACTTCCCCATTTCCTCATGCTTGATTAAATAGCCGTAACACTCGATTCCCGATTCATGCGGCACATTGAACGGTGTAACTGTAAAACTGCCAATCTGGTACTCTCTAAGCGGTTGTATGGTCACTGTACGTTCTCCAGTAGAATCTTCAATTGCCTTTTGAGTTTCGATTGCCGTGTAAACAGTGATTCCAGATTGCATAAAGTCTTTTATATAACGTGCATGGTCTCCATGCTCGTGGCTTACAATGCATCCGGAAACATTTGCTATTTTCCAATCAATCATTTTCTTAAAATCAAGAAATTTGCATCCGGCTTCAATGGCAAGAATCTCACCATTGTTGCTGATTAAAGCGTAACTGTTTCCTGCCGATGATGAACCGCAACATCGCATAAGCATTTAAACCACCTCAATTTCATCATCCTGCGGAAACTGGAAATAAAAATTTTGATGATTCTCAAATTTAATTTCCGATGGCTGATTGTCAATGCTTACATATATGACCTGTGTATTGCATTTTTTGAATACTTCATTAACTTCTTCTGTAGGCTCAACGTTCTGAAACATAGCAATACTTCCTGTATATGCAACTCTAAGCATTTCAACTGCTTTTTCTGCCTTGTCTTCACTCGAATAAGTAGCCATCGTGACATTATCATCACTTCCAATAGCACGGCAGTAAATAACCTCTTCCTGTCTCCAAACACAACACATATCGTATGGCATATCAATTGTTCCGTTTTGACTTATAATTCTCATTATTATTTTTTCTCCACTTCTTTAAATTCTCCATCTACTAATTCATAGAATGTATCTTCTTTAATCCGCTCTCCGTCTACATATTCCGTCTTGACGCATTTAGGAATCCAAACAAGAAAGCCTTTTTTATCTTTATCATCCGCTCTTGCCCATTCAGCAAGCGTTATCCAGCTACCTTTTTTAGCTTTTGCCTGCGACTGATAGCCTGCTGCCATAACGACTGAATGTTTTCCTTTTGATGTAATCTTTGCGTAATCTCCACTACTG